TATCGTCTAATCAGTCATTATACACTAAATTCCCTTTGAGACCAAAGAAGCAATTTAGACTTTTCTTCACCGCTCAATATTCTGTCAAACACAAGTGCAGCAGCGAAATCGCAATCGCTACTGCCGATTGTCAATCCGGCTTCACCGGCTTGATTGTATCCGATGGCTTTAACGGCGTCTATTTCGTTGTTTCGGGGGACAATTCCAAAGATTTCTATTTCTCGGAAGTTTTGACCAACTCCAGAGAAAACTAACTCGACTTCGTCAATAGTCATTCCTGCCGCTGCAGTCCATGTACTCTTGTCATCACGACTGTCTATTACTTCAGTTGCCACAACAACGCCATTTAGTGAATAGTTAAGTCGGCTGCCTAATATACGGCTTCGGTGTGACGTAGTCCCCGGTCTGTTCCAAAACACCAATCGATCAAAAACAAATGAGCCAGCATCCATTTTAAGCTTAATAAACCTGCCGTCTGTGCCGGTAGCATATAGAGCATAGGCTAAAGCTCCAGATGTGCCCGTCACTCCGTCCACTATTGCAGGCAATGCTGTTGCAGCACTGTTGTTTACGCCCAACCAGGTTGTTATATCAGTCGTAAGCGTCATAAAGCCCGCACTACCAAGCGCCACATTCCTCGCTGTCACAGTATACTCAGTCCCCACAGTAAGCCTAATAGCCCTACTCCGCAAAGTAAGAATTTTATCGAATGTTATCGTCGTGTTACTGACCTTATTAGCCTCAACACCCGTCATCACCCCGCCCACTTCTACAAGGTTGTTAAACTCCCCCGTTGCACTATTAAGAGTCCCTGTTCGACTATAAACCTCTATCCAATCATTCCCCGACCTGACTTCGACCTTATTCACCGCCCCAGGATTCAAATTTTCAGTGATCACTATCTGTCTAAGATACCTCTGATTCAAATAAGTCAAAATTAGCCTATTAGCTTCATTGACTGGATTAGACCACGAAGTAGCATTTGTGGCGTGTGTGGCTCCTATGGTCAATCCTGAAGAGGGGGCACCGATGGCTGTAGAGGCGGAACGGATGCCTACAACGCTGAATATTTCAATTTCTCGGAAGTTTTGATAACGCCCAGAAAAAACCAATTCAACCTCGTCAATCTCCATTCCAGCCGCTGCAGTCCAAGTGCTCACGTGGGCACTACTATCTATTACCTCAGTTGCTACTACAGTGCCATTGAGCGAATAATTAAGTCGTCCGCCTATAATACGCCGAACACCTGAAGCACTTGGTGCTAAGTCGTTTCTATTATGAAATACCAATCGATCAAAAACAAATGAGCCATTATTGAATTTAAAGTAAAAAGACTTGCCGTCCGCTGGAACTGGGAAAACAGGGTATGACATACGCCCAGTTCCAGCCGTTACTCCGTCTACTGTGGCTGCTAATGACGAAGCAGTATCTAAGTTTACGCCACCCCCCCACCAATCTGAGTCCCCAAGATTAGTCGTAAGCGTCATTAACCCCGCACTACCAAGCGCAACATTAGACACACCACCAAACACAGGGGTAACATCTTGCTCAGTCGCCGTATCCGCATACTGCTCACTAGTATCCTCTACAACAGCCTGCGTCCCCTCATCAACCCCATTGACAAACACAGACACTTGATTGCCACTACGCTCAAAAAAGACCGAATTAAGCCCACTAGCTGTTAAACCTGTCCCAGCCTTCACCCAAACATTGCTAGAAATGCCTCCAAAGCCGACCTTAATCGCCCCAGTCGTCGCCGTCATCATCTCCAAATAAATCCTTCTATCGCCAGTATTCCAATTAATTTGCCTTTGATTTGGTGCATTAGCAACAATGCCAACGAAAAAGAAAGAGCAATCATTGCCCATTGTGAAATCATTGCTTGACATACTAGTAAACTCATCGGCAAAACTAATCATCTCTGTTTTGTCTACAACCTTAAACACCGGCGCTTTAGTCTCATCGGGCTGTGCCAACACTGTCGAATCTAATGCACTCTCAAGCCTCGTAATCTTACTGCCCGTTGCAGTCAATTGAGCACTTCGGATTTTTGGCAAAATAGTTATTTTAGCCTCTTCGACGGGTGGCTTAGTGGTGCTAATGCCACCGCTACCACCCGTTGCCGCACTTGCACCCACGATGAACGAAACATTATCAAACATACGAATTCCCTTTTAAAATTAAATTAAGCACTCAAGCGTTAGATGAGCGGTTTCTGTTACGAAAAGCCACTTTATTCAAAACAAACGAGTCAACATTGGGTTTAAAGTTAAAAAACTTGCCGTCTGCGTCTGCAGGATGCACAGAACAGGATGCACAGAATATGCCAAAGTTCCAGTTCCGTGCAAACGGGTCAACATTGGGTTTAAAGTTAAAAAACTTACCGTCTGCGTCTGCAGCTAAATTGTTGTCTTTATCAAACATACTAATTCCCTCTAAAAAATTAAATTAAGCACTCGAGCGTATAGTCATTCGCCGAAGCATTAACCACAACCCGCAAATAAGCAACAACAGAGTAAAAAGGCAAACCACCCTCTTTGCCAACAGAAATTTCACCTAAAGACCAATCGTGCCAAATGGCGTTATCGGCTCTAATATTCGCTTCAGACGACAATGAATACTGCACCTTAGCTTTGCCTGTCGTAACAGCTAAAATAACCGACATTGTGTTTGAGGAAATGGGCACAAAGAGTGCGTCGCTGTTAGCTGTAAGCATCTCTCTAGCCAAAAAACGCCCCGTGCCATCTTCGCTAAAATTAATTATATTCATAAGCCATTCGATCCTTCATTAAATAAATTCATAAGTTCCTCTGTTTTTCCATTTCTTTTTGGCTGTCACTTCCCATTTGCAATTGCTCAACTTAAACGTAAACGGCATTGCTTCATCGACCCTCACAAGCACAGCGTCAACAGGTCTTTCTTTCATATCAGCAACAAAGTCTTCAAAGCTTTTTGCCCAGCGCGAACAAACTTCCTTTTTATTGCAATTCATTCTCGTCCAAATTGCATGCAAGTCTAGTTGCATTTGTTTCTTTATTGTTCCTTGTTTCATATTTTCCATCCTTTTTAAATAAAATATTGATTATACACTCTCATCTATGTCCATATTTTCATCGCTGATCATTTTCGCTAAATCGTCTTTTTTGAATTCGAGGCCTAAGATGTCCTCTACAAATTGCTGAGGCGTTATTAGCATATCAGCCCCTAACGCACTGCTATACGTCGCTATTGCTTGCGCGGTCTTAATGGCTAATTCTGCTTTGGCGTTCGGTGATGGCTTTTGGTCTTCAAACAACACAGTCCATTTTTTGTTCATTGGTTCAGGCAACGAGCCGACCTCCACAAGCCTTTGAATAAACGGCGTTATTAAGGTTGGCTCGACATAATTAGCTTGTCTTTCTTTAATTCTGTCTAGCCAAGATTGTTGATCGGCTTCTCCTGCTAATTTCGCTTCTTCGGAGCCAGTGAGCATGCGTGCAGGTATTCCTGTTGCAGCAGAGATGAGTTTGAGTATTGCGTCTACTTGACTGTCGCAATTCGCAATGGGCATTATGACGGGCTTAACTTCCATATTTTCAGTTAAGATTGTTCGGCTTAATTGGTTTTGAAAGTTATCGATTGCCTCTTCAATGCCTTTGCTGTCTAGAATGCCATCACCAGTGTTATTTATCTGTAATCCTGCGCGAGCAGATAGCCAAAAAACTTCGGCGGCACCGCCAACTACTTTTTCTAGATTTATCAATTGGTTATAGACGCATTCTAGCCTTGGTGTGCCAAGCAGCTTATTGGTTAAAGATCCTTCCGCAGGAATGTGGACAATTCGGCTGTAATGGACTAAAAGAGTTTTGGTTCTGTCGTCGCCTTCAAGCGTTTGAATTTGGTAGATTAAAGGCAAAGAATATCGTTCGCTAGTAGTGTCAGTATCGTATTCTTTGATAGTTACAGACTCTTCGCTATAGTTGCTTAAATACAGTAATTCAGTGGGCGTGGGCGTGGGCGTGGTTGGTTGGTTCAATGGCATCTGGTCTCTAAGACCGATCAAAATAATGCTAAAACGACCCAAAGATGCTAGTATATCGGCTTTGTAGAGGCAATTAAATATTTTGTGTTTGTTGTCAAGGTCTTCAATGCTAGCTTCAAAGGCTGTCATGCTGTCGGTGTCGGGGTCGTCTTGGACGACTGGAGGGGTGGAGAAGCAAGCCTTTGGGAAAGCGTCTACTATTCTTTTAGCGATGTCTTGTCGAGCATATCGGCTTAAATACTCTTTGATGTCGATTGTCTGAGGGTAACCTAAGACGGTATACATGTCTCGATTGCCTTTATTAGTGAATCCGTGAGCTTTTCTTTGCAGAATAGAGCGACTTAAAATCTGGTTGGTTTTCAACAACTTTTCATTGCTTTTTGTCAGCTCGTCTTTATTCATAACGACATTTTAGCGTATAATGGCATATTGATTATTGCTAATTTAAAAGGCAAAAAATAGGATTCTTTATTTCACTTTATAGCAAAAAAGTAAAATATGGGTTTCTTTATTCCACTTTATGGCAAAAAGGTAAAATATGGGTGCTTATATATTCGTTTTGTTGACTGCTTGCTATATTGTCGGAATGGCTTTTATTCTTTTAAATGCTTTTCGTGCTCAAGCAATAAAAGAGAAGAGCTGGAGAGAGGATAGTGGTTAGTTCCATTTTGGAACATACCACTAAATTACAGCTATAGCCCAGCTAGATCTAAAGTTTTATCCTTCTGCAACTCACAGTCTTTGTCTGCTTGTTCCAGCAATCTTTGAAAATCTTTTGCAAGCTTGTAAGCTTTTTCGTAGTCTGCTTCAATCTTATCACGCTTTGAATAGAGCAAGGTTAATTTCTTGTTTGCTCTTTGCACTTTTTTAAATTGTCCTTTCATTTCCTTAACCTGTTTAAAAATCTATGATGTTCGATACATTCTCTGTCATTTTCAAACAATTTATCTAAATCAGCTTCCTTGACTGTTGCACCAAGTCTTCTTAATAAAGAATTTTGGCCTAACGCTACATGCCCGCCGCAAGGCTTGTTAGTTGCCCTCTCCCCTAAAGCTGCCTCTATCGTCTTATGGCAAGTAAAAAAAACACCCTCTAAAATCTCGGTCATTCTCTTGGAGCCCAGCCAGCCTGCAGGCGCATTTTTTCTAAAAGGGCAATTGGAACAAACTCTCACTTCCCTGGAAATTCTTAACTTATTCATTGTTTTAATCCTATTTGTTGTAATATTAGCTTTATTAAAGCCTTGTCAGTCCCACAAAGTTTTAAGTGCTTTCTCAGCGTCTTCAACCTTTTCAAAAGCTGCTGAAACTCTTCTTTTGCCGTTGCGCACCTGTTCTGCTCGCCAACGCCTCTCTCCTGCAGTGTTTTCTCGTGCAACCACGCAAGGAATGCCGCTGAGACCAATACGCCGTCTTTTAATGTAGCCGACTGCTTCTTTGTTTTTAGTTTTTTTGTAGATTGCAACGGCTTGCTCTGCTTCTTCTACAGCGTCAAACACGCCCAAAAAAGTGTTTTTATTGTTTTCAAAAAAAGACGCCTGTATTCTGTTTCCTGTAACTCTAGTCAGTCCTTTGATGTTTATTGAGCCAGTCTCTTTCTTTCGTTCTGTCGCAGATTCGTGGATTTTCGACCAGCCAACACCTAAAAAGTTATCGGTTGCTTCTTTCCAATTTGGCTTTTCTGTAGATTTTTTCATTTTTGTTAATCCTTTTTTACAGTCATTATACACAAAAAATTATAAAGGTTAACGCTTTTTGTTTTTTTTGTTCACAAGTTCGGGTGCGATGCTGCAACGGCAATTGGGTTCGTCCAATGGCGGCAGGTTGGCTTTTTTGTATTTCTTTCCGTTTTGTAAACGATGACTGTCTCTCTCTCTTCCATCGATTGCAGTAATCCAGAGATATAGAACTTCTTTGCTCACAAACAGCTGTTTTAATATTTCTCCTTCTTCAACTGTTGCTAGCTTATAAGCGTGTGCAATTTCACTTCTGCTTATGAGCCTAGCTCTTGTTTTTCCGATTTTGTTTATTCTGTCAGTAACAGCACTCGCTATTTCTTCAATCGATTCGCCCCTCAGAATCCCTTGGGACAAAACCCGGTTTATTTCAGATGACATTGTTTTAGTAACTGCTTCAAGACTTGTAAAGTCTTTTTTAGCTAAAATGTCAAAAACAATTTTGTGTCTTGAGTGATCAAAAATTGGGGATTTAGATGTTGTGTTAAAGCCTGTTAATAATCCAAGCGTTTCTGTTGCCTCTGCGCGGACTTTGTTTTTCTTAAATGCTCGTCGGCTTTGGTTTGCTCCTCGAGCATAAGCGATTTTGATTGGATCGGTAAACCAGCGTCCTTGTCTGATTAGTATAATGCTTGCAATTAATGCTTCAAGCCAAACACTAAACTCGTCTAGTTGCTCAGCTGTCTCTACTGCATTTGTTAAAATCAACCCTTTTTTTTGGTTTATTCTCTCTTTAACTTTGCGGCTAAGAAGGTTAAACTTAGCATTAATTGACGACACTGCTTGTCGTCTCAGGGTTAGTGTTTTTGTCGGGTCGTTGACCATTAAAGACTACCAAGCAATTCCAATGAAAAATAAGAATGAAGCGATCAAAACGCCTACGATGAAAAAAAGAAGGACATAATCGTCATAGTCATTAGAAATAATATAATAATAATCCTTTGAACGATAGTGTCCGTTTTCCAAGGTATTAAGATAATCATCGCCAGCTGTGGCAAGGTCAGAAGCATGAGCCATAGCTCCCTTCTTTGCCTCCCAGCGAGTAAAAAATCTAAGTTCTGAGCAATTACTAACCTCGTCTCTTTTCCTTATCTTCAGTGTATACAACGCTTTGCTCCTGTTTTAATTTTAAGGTCTCAAAATGGCTAAAACAACAAACAAAATGAAGGCGACCCAAGATCCAATAAGAAAAAATAAAGGAGACAAAACAAAATGTAGGCTATATTCATTATAAATGAAATAATAATGCTTCTCAGTGCAATAGTGTTTATTCTGATAGTCATTTAAACAAAAACATGCGTAGTTACTGGCATGTGATAAAGCTTTCTTTTTAGCTCCCCAATGGGTAAAAAATGTAAACTCTGAACCGTTGCTAACCTCTTTTCTCTCTCTAATTTTTAATGTATACAAGGTCTTCCTCCAATTTCAGCAATTTTTGCGTCTCTCACTGCAATCGCCTCTTCTAGTGTGTCATGCTCTTTTAAATCCAGCGGAAGGATTACTTTAAATTTACCGTTTTTCTTCTTCGCAATATAAGTATAACCTGTCGAATTATTTTTACCGGCGTTTCTGCGATTTCCCTGTAAATCAGATCTGGTCATCCAAGAGCAATTTTCAGGACTAAAGTCACCATTGACATCCTTGCGTCCGAGTGATAAGCCTTTTTGGGGACTCTCACCAACATCTTTTAAAAACTGCTGGAAATTATCTTTCCATTGCGGCGCCATTTTAATGCCCCTGCCGCCGAAATAAGAGTAGTTTCCCCCCTCAACATAACATTTATTTTTTATATTCTTCCAGGTTCTCCACAACGGATGTTCCCAATCGCCATTTGATTTCTTTTTCATATTTTTCCTACAAGTTGTCTAATTTTTTATTTACTATCTTTACCTCTTTCAGCCAAGTATCGAGTTCGATCAAATCTTTCTCTGAGAGATCACTAATCTTGGGTGCTTTTGC